AATATATAGTTAGTAATATCCAATGGGGTGTTGTTATCACTGCGATTTTTCAATTGCACCAATACTGTAAATGTTTCGCCTTGTCCAATTTGAAAATAAGTAGTGTCTGCCATATAATTCTCATTGTAAAAAATACTCTTCTATAAATATCAAACAGTATGTTAATCGGATGTTTTTATGAAGGATTGATGTGAGATAATAATTGTTGGATAACCCAGAAGGGGCGCGATTTAACATCACTACCCCAAAAACGTAATACCGTATAACCGTGTTGTTGGGCTATCTTTGTTTTCAATACATCTTTTTCTTGTATCTCCGTTAAAAACGGAACATGTATATCTACACCAGGGCCGCCGTGCCAATAATCACCGTCTACTTCAATTAATATTGGATGTCCTTTAATTTTAAAGTCATATGCAAAGGTATCGTCATCGTCGGTAAGGAAAAATTGATGGTAATATTGAATATTATGTTCGTCTAGTTTTTTTGTAACTATTTGTTCAATATCAGTCATACTGCGTTTAGCAAATATTTTTTTTACCATTTCAGGGGATTTCATCAATTTACTGTGTTCAGGTCGTTTTTTACCATAAAATGGATTATTTTCACCCGATAGTTTTTTTGATATTTTTTCACGCCATCCCGATTTTTCACGAGCCGCTTTCATTTTTTCTTTATAACCGTCTCGCTTCCAAACTTCTTTTTGAATCTCTGCCCATTTTACAGAATTGATAAAATTATATTCACCATTAGCAAATTTTTCTTTACGTTTCTTAGAAATATTCTCACGTGCAGTTTTATTATGAGTTTTTCCAAACATTGAGTTTGAAGCTCCTTTTGAATTATGACCATTGACATATTCTCCATATCCACGGTCAATACGCCACTTGGTAGGAGTTTTACAACCACATTTACAAGTGGGAACTTCTTTTATACAATAATATTCACGATATAATGCTTCTCCGCTTAATTTGTATGCAGTTCTAGTGTGTTTTGACAATGAATTATATGAAGGATATTCATTTCCACAACGCTTACAAATAAACATAAAAATCTCCTCTGTGATATACGTTTACTATATATATCACAGAGGAGATTGAAAATACAACTAAATTATGTGATTCTAACCAAAGAACACAATAATCAAGATGTAGTTTAAAAATTTAAAACACAATAATCCATTTGCACGGTAAGTGTAAATGACATTACATCATCTGTACTCCAATCAAGTTCACCAAAGTTAACTTCAGTAATTTGTGCGCCCTTGATAATCCATTCTTCAACCTTATCGCCAACAGGTCCAAGAACATTGAGCGTTAAATCTTTCTTGTAGAATTCAAGATATCCGTCACGACCCGTGACCGATTCGTGATGTAAACGCACCCATTCCATAACGGCTTGTGCACCCGATGGAACAATAGGATCGTATAATTCCATTTGCATACTTCCCCATGTGGTCTTGCCTTTCACATATCGTTGGAGATTAATATGGTCTAATGGTTTTGAATCTTGCTTAAGTGTTGGACGTGCGACTTTTTTTACAATATATGAAGGGATTCCATCCATATATAGGACGAACCGATTCTTCATTTTTGGTTCGAACGCGGTAAAGAAAAGTTCTTGTTCTGATACTAAGTTTGCCATGTATAATCTCCGAAAGGATATCTAACTATAAATATGTATATTATTTATTTTACATCCAACTCCCACAAAACTTTTACTGTATATCCAAGTGACTCTAGAAAATTTTTTCTTTTTGTATCTCGTTCCCATATTTCTTGTGCATTTAACTTCATTGATTTATTGTAGTAATTACCTGCATATTTTCTAGGGTCACAGTGCCAATATGTACCATATACCTCAATAATAGTTTTGGTTGAAGGAATGTAAACATCTACACTCTTTTGTGCATCTCGTAACCAATGTTCTAATAACGCATCCGTGTGTTCTTTTAATACATTTTCATAAACTTTTCTTTGTGGATTACTTATGCGTTTTCCTTGAGATTTTCCCAACCACATCGTATATGTTCCGTATTTTTCAAATGCAGTTTTTATTTGCTTATCAGTATTATTATAATTTTCATCACCGTATCGTTCTTTCTTAGTAGTTCTTACTTTAGATTGAATGGTTGAATTATTCCAGTGATTATTCTTACTCAATCCCCACCTGCGAAGTTTTTCTTTTTTCTCAACGGAAGTTTTTGCACATATATCTGAACAATACCGAGTTTTACTTTTCTTGTACTTATCAAACTCTTTACCACAGGTTAGACAAGGAACTGTTTCTTTATGCTGAGATTTTCTCCAGTCATACATACATCGTCGGGAACATAAAGTTTTTCTATTTTTCAGTATATCAAACAATTTCCCGCAATATAAGCAGTTTCCAGTACCTAATATTTTGATAACAAGTTGTTTCTTTTGTCGTTGTTTTTTTGGAAGAGTAGACCTCCAAACATACATACACTTCAGAGAACAAAATCTTGCCGTAACTATCTTTGCCACATAATCCGTGTTACATACTTCACAATTTCTTAATTCCGAACATTTTTTAGTCATTTTGACCTCCGTGATACCCATTTACTAATAAGTATCACGGAGTTTATTCAAACTGTCTTTATTTTTGTTTCCACTGTAAGTCGTGTAAATTGTTGATTTAGTTAAACTTACGCAGTAGGAAATAGCGCACCTGTCGGGAGAACATTGAAGTCAAGAACAATGAATTCTGCTGTTCGTGTGGGTTGTAGATAGAGTTGTCCGTAGAGGATATTTCTATCAATCACATCAGGTGTGTTGTTTGTGTCGTCCATGACCACACGGAATGCGTACAATCCAGAACGTTCTTGTACACTTGCAAGGTACGGGTTAACAATGTTGAGGAAACGATTTCGCGTTGCTTCAACATTCTGTTCGAACACTAAATAACGTGACGAACTTGCAATATACTTCTTCACCGCAATTAACAAACGACGGACGTTCACACGATCCAATGCTGATGAACGGCGTTGTAATGTTTTCTGACCCCACACACAGATGCCTTGTCCTGGGAACTGTGCAATTGGGTTAACCTTTCCTTCGTAGAGTGTATCACGACTTGCTTGTGGTAAGCGAACCTTGACACCGACTGCACTTGCAATGCCACCACGATTTAATCCAGCGGGTGCAAACCATTCTGCTGCAACATTATCGTTGTATGCGTAGATTTCTGGAAGAATCACTGAAGGTGGAACATAAATTAACTTGTTGGTATTCGTATCAATGACTCGTAGCCACGGATAGTAGGTTGCTGCGTAACTACTGTCAATTTCAGCGGCCTTTGTTGTTGCTGTTGCCAGTGTTGCCGTTAATTGTGTGGTATCCATGATGTAGAATGCATCACCACGATCTTCACACAATGTTAGTGCATAGTTTGCAACATATGAATGTAGTTCATAAATTACACCAGGAAGTACTAACAAGTTAAAATCAAACTGATCGGGATTACTAATAGCATCCAATGCTTTCTTATAGGATACCGATCCCGCCGATACTGACGTTGCTAAGTTGAATCCTTGACTATTGGTAGCAACGATATCGCCACCCATATTAATGTCACGTGCAGGATTTAACCCATCGAATCCGCCTTGGAATGCCACTGAGAACTTACGATAGATGAAACTATCTGCGTCCGTCAATGAGATTGCCTTTGGTACTGCTCCATTCGGTACATCCACAATGTCTTCAAGATTAAATACCGTACCAACAGTTAATGATCCCGATGGAATTGGTCCAAGGTAAGAATTATTGGTTTCATATGCTGCGTCAAAATTCCAACCATAAAAGTATTTCTTGTCGATTGATTGGGTAGTATATCCTTCAACTGCCCCATCAAGCCAACGACTTGTAACATAATCGGGAGCACTTAATTCTGATGATGCTGCAGAAATCGTAGATGAATATGCCGCAAATCCAAACGGAAGTGCTGTTTCTGGAATCTGCGAGTCTGTCATTTCTACCCAAATATACTGTGAATTATTCGGGAAATCACCTTGATAGTACATTTCACCCGTTACGGTATCTTCGGTTGGTGCACTATTGCCAATGATTCGTGCAATATAATTTGGACTATCTGGATCAAGATTTACATTATCAAATTGTTCTAATATCTCTGACCGTGCATCCGTATCATCATATCGACGAACGAACATTGTAAAGGTACCAAAATTATATTCAGCATCACCACTTGGCTTCATGTTTGCAAATGATACTTTAATTTCCTTGTTTGCAGAATTGCCGTCACTAAGTGTATTAATCTTAAATAGATCTAATTTACTACCACCCAATGTTTGTGATTGAATATACGGCGTGCTAGCGTGGTTGTAATTACCATAACTTGATCCGTTAAAATTCAACACAGTACTGGATGTTACTGCTTGGAATGTAATGTTAATTCCTAGTGATGCAGTAACTGCTTCTGGGAAAATTGCATATACATATGAATTTTGTGTTGTGGTTGGCGTGGCAGAAAAATAATCTTGGAATGAATTGGACAATCCTTCCGTTGGACTTAATGCACTTGCACTGATAATTGCGCCGCCTGATCCAGATACCACTAAACTAAAACTACTCGTAGTTCCCGCTGCTAATGCATTTGTAAGTGTATTGCCTGTACTACTTGGATGTAATACCGCGTATACTTTTTTACCTGCCGAGCCTGTGGCAAAAATTACCACCGACTTCGTGGTAGCCGGATCATATCCAGTAGTTCCTAATACACGAACCACCGTTGCCACGGCAGATTCACGGAGATAATTTTTTGCCGCCAATCCTGTGTAATGATTGGTATCTGCTTCACCGAATCTGGTAACATATTCTTGTTGACCACGTACTATGGTCGGGATAAACGCTGGGCCTTTTGGTGTCGGCCCAATAAATGCTGCCCCGATTTCACTAATACCTTGAGTAAGGAAACTTAAATCCCTTTCTCTGGTAAATACTCCGGGTGATACTATGCGCTCGTTAGCCATTACTTATTCTCCAAGGTGTGGGTTGTATTATTCTGATACTTCCCCGGTTTCCATATCTATGTTACCAGTTCCATATGTCTGTTGCAACTTCTCAAATAAAACCCTTTCTTTTTCTTTAAAATCCATAAATGCAGATTGCTGCGCATTAATATCTGTAGAAATACTATCCAACTGTGTTTGTACTAGAAATTTATTAAGCGTTAGTTCTCCAATCGAAACAACAATTTCAAGAAGTGATTCCCGCATTTTCTGAATTTCTAATAACTCGGTTTCAGTAACTTTTTTCATACCTGCCTCATTGTATAAAACGGTTATATATCATACATATATAATTTCGTGTCGAAACTCATATAATCTAATTAATAAATATCACTCACTATTTCCAAAGTTATTATTATATAGTATTCGTAAGAATTTCTGTGTCAAATACCACTTTTTTTGGAGAATATTGTAATTGAGTTGTTGCTACTCTATTACTGTTTTTGTCCAATGCACTTTGTGGAAGTATATATGCCTTTACATCAATCGAAAATTTATTACGCACAAGTCGATCATTCGTTGTGGGAAGATCTGTTAATTGTTCAAATTGAGAAATCTTGGTGACAAACTTATAATTGTTTGTTTCACCCCAATATTCATCACTTTCAAACGAAATATTTTCAACAACCCCATTCATTTGTTCCATATATTCCGTCCAAATTATTGCCTCATACACAAAATCATAATAATCGGGAATCATCGTGGTATGATAAATTTGACTTGGAACAATGCCATTTTGTGCGGTAAATCTATCGTAAATATTTCTAGAATTCCACCCTGCCCGAAACGTATATTGTTGGTACTTGTTTACGGGAGATGCTATTTGATTTCGTTTCATAGTCGTGCGTTTTATCATAATAATTGGCAATAGAATTTTTCCATTCTTATCACGAATATTCCCATCTTGTTGCGCACTTTTCCACCGTTCTGGATTACCGTAAATAACGGGAATTTGAATTTGTTTGCCATCCTGCATAAGTAAGGGTTTAATCTTTGTCTGTAAATATTTTAAGATAGCGTTGTCCACCGTATATAACCCCACAGACACGGGTGAGCTGACGCCTGTGACATTTTTGTTATCCATACCACGGTTATATCGTGTTGGCATTGTAATACGATTTCTGTCGAATATAGGCGTACTCATGTGTGGGTTTCCTCAATATTAACACTGCTTTTACGAGTCAAATGCGTTTCACAAATGATGTTATTATTATATTCAGGTCTTGCCGCAACTAGTTGAGTTTCGTTAATATTATCAATTTCATAATAACTTTCGTTATATTTGATAATGTCACCGACTTCTGGATATACATTCACATCTTGTAGTAATTTTCGTACAAATCTAAATTCTACGCCAGGTTGTGTGATATCATAACCAAATCCTTCTGACCCAGGTTGCGCTTTGGGGTATTTTATTAATGCATTTAAACTAATACCACGATACCGTGCCTTACTAATAGATTCCCCGTAAATATTCACGTTGGCAATATCTTGAATAATTTTATATAATACGACTTCTACATCAACGATATCAACAACAACTTCTCGGTTGATATGTTGAAAGAATAGAAAGTCGCGTTCAGTGACAAATCGCGGCATATATTATAAAACGTAGAAAGGTACTGGAACATACTTGAACATTGCTTGCATTGCTTCTGCATTTTCCATATGTTTTTTCATTTGCGCTTGATGACCTGTTTGTTCTAAGGTTTCCTGAATTTCTTTGATTAGGTTATCCTTTTCTTGAGCAGATTCTCTACGAAGTGTATCACCATCTAATCGTATTTGTGCATCAGGAATGGGAATATTTTCGTACTTAGAACGAATATTTCCCAATACTTCTTTTGCTAATGCAAGTGTATATCGGTATACCCAGTTTCTTCCAATACTATTGATATTCTTGTATTGAATGTTATCATAGGGAATATTAGATAAATCCGATACTGTACTATTTTCTGAGCCCGATTGCAGTAATGCGTTTCCACTTTGTTTATCTGAGATAACAATGTAATCAAACCATATTTCAGTAGCTTCGGTAAAGATTGGAGTGAAACGTACAATATTATTGGATACCGTGAAACTATATTGACTTTTACGAATCATATCATTTATTTCAATTGCTTGAATACGCAATAAATCTTCAAAGGCAGGCATCATTACGAAGGTGACCGGTGGAGAAAATCCATCAAATCCAAACTCACTCATGAGATTGGTTAATCCAAGACCCGTTGTGGCAAATGGATCGTAATATCGTGCAATTGCTGGTGGCATCTGATGATAAATGCGACGAATTTCAATTGCCGATCCACTTTCTTTTGAATCTGCCCACAGCGTTTTAAGATCATAGGATTGTTGATAGGCAGAGGCAGTAATAAAACCTTTCTTTACTGTGACATTACCACCACTTTCTGCTTCCATGCCGTATTGTGCGGACAATTTCACCAATTGTGGAAGTGGCGTGGATAGAATATTTCGCTGGGTAATATTCGTGGACGTGCTCATGCCTTGTAATGATAGCATGTGTTCACGGGCATTGAATTGATTAACTTGATTGCTATACGTGGTAATGGCTTCTTCTAGACACGTATACATTTGTCTATGGGTAAGCTCCACATCCACGACAGGATAACCCAGCCGCCTTGCCACAAATGATGCAACCCGAGGGGCTTCCGTTTGAAACTCTGCGTCACTATCATAAAAACCAAATGCCGTTAGGTTATATGGATTGATTGGCGCTTCTTCAAAAATAATTGGTTCACGATTCTGCATACAAGCCCTCTATTAGAGTCATATACTATAAATATCAAAATAGTTTATATAACCATAACTTTATGACAATAAAAAGGGTGACCCGAAGGTCACCCAATTTATTAATCGTGTTACAAAATCTATTAGACGAGGTTGAGCTTGTCGATGTAGATTTTTCCAAAAAATTCGGGTCTGACCACTTTCTTCGCGTAACGCGTCATCACGCCACGACGAGGTGTGAAATTGTTTGGATCGTACACAAGTGGCGTCATGATCAATGGAATGTATGGTGCGTACACTGCACCCGTTTCCAAGAATTGGTTACCACGGAAGCCCATTAACATCACGTTTTCTGTCATGTATGGGTTCTTGTATATGGTGAAGCGGTTCTGGAAGTTACCAATCTTCGTGACACCGGCTGCAAATTCCATCTTGTCGCCATCGGTTCCGGCTGCAAAGCCAGGGATGGTTTCAAGAATTGTTGCCACCGTTGGTGACACCACTGCAAAGTTAGCACCGCCACGCATCGTGAGCTGATGAATCTTGTTACTAACCTTTTGCATCTTCTGACCAAGTGTTTGGAACCAGGTCATGTTTGTCCATGCCGTACCCGTAAAGCTACTGGCGGCAAATGCACTGCCGTTCCAGACTGAACCAATTTCTGCTGACCAGAATTCCGTTGTGGTTGATGGTGCAGCGCCAATTAACATATCAAGAATTTCAAGATCAATTTCCATTGCAACATAGTCACTTAACATACTGGTGAGTTCTGCTTCAGCGTCTACTGAATGATATGCGTTCAAGTCTTGTGCAAGTTCTGGTGACCATACTGCCTTCAACTTACGTGTCTTGGCAACAATGGTTTCACTCTTGAGTTCCAAATCAATTTCTGGAATGTTAAGGTTTGTTGAACCGTCACGATCTTCGAAATCGCCACGTGCTGTATCGACAGGTGCCTTTGTGAATGTAACACTGTTAAGTGTCTTCGATACTCCTACCGCTGAACTAACAATGAATGTCACATTAGTGCCATCATACTTGGTAAATTCTGGTAATAGTAATGCCCCAAAATCAATTACTGATCCACTTAAAGCAAATGAGCGAACTGCTAAGAAATCAGCACTTGGTAATGCTGTTCCAGCAACCGTATATTTACTTAGACTTCCTGTTGCTACGTAATCTTGATTGTAATTTACATCGGAAAATGATGCAGATGCTGGTACAATTGCTAATGACGATGTAATTTGATCATTCAATGAATAACCAAAACGACCTGCGCCATATAAACCACCCGTGTTCGTGTTACCAAATCCACCGAACGTTGACGATGCCGCGGTGCCATAAAGTGATTGTCCTGACGTTTGACCATTTGACGTTGAACCATACTTGAAGTCCATGTAGAACACAAGTCCTGCTGGAAGGTTCATTGGTTGTACAGACACGAAGTTCTTTGCGGCAATTGAACCAAAGACCTTGCGGACTAAGGGAAGTGCAACACCGGCCCAGTTTTCACCACTGGTTCCAGCTGAGTTCGTCTTACTGTTTTCCGAGAGAAGCTGTGTTGCTTGGTTTTCAAGCATCACGGACATAGCCTGCTTTTCATAGCCCTTCAATCCTTCTAGGAGGCCTGAACCTTCCCACTTACCTGCTAATTTACGGGTTTGTTCGATAACGTGCTTGTGTGCACTACCCGCTTCGTTGATAAATTCTGATACATCTGACATAATTTATATCTCCTTAAAAATTAAATGATTCCTGCAAGTTCTTGTAATCTTTTTGCTACCGTGTTTTCCACGATAACTTGCGACTTTGGAGCAGTACTGGGAACTGCCTTAGAGGCAAGTCCTTCAGTAACAACTTTCTTACGTGATGCGTTGAACGTCTTCACTGCTGCGGAAAGATTTTCAACTAATGTCGTATAAACAATCTTAACTTCACGAACGGTCATTGCACGGTCGAATGATTCAACAATGCGAACTTTCTGTTCGTTGGTTAAACTATTTTTATGGAACATTTTGTTGGTGAAGAGTAACTTTGCATTAAGTAAGTTAACTTCTTGTAAACGCTCACGAAGCGTATTAACTGCCGCTCGATATTGAGCCATTTCGCCCTTGAGTCTCGCAAGTTTATCAGCCATTGCCGTTTTTGCATCGTGAGCAACTTTTTCATCGCCCATTTCTGCATCGTCGGCTTCAAGTTCTGCAAGAATTTCTTCAAGATCAATTTCTTCATCATCTTCTTCTGCATTCATATGCGATCCATCCATCTTCAACTCGGCGTTAGCATACTTGCCGGTATCCATGGCGGATTCAGTTTCCTTCATGGAACCTTTACCAATTTCAGACGAATCCGAAGGTACTTCTGATCCTTCTTCGCCGGCTGGTTCACCTTCTGGATATTCACCCTTTTCGGAGTCCATATCCTTGTGTGAAAGTGCTGCAATATCTTCTTCTAGTTCACGAATTACTTCGTCGAGGTCAAAATCACTTTCTGACCAATCATCGTACCAATCCGTTGAACTATCTGTACTTGCTTCTGGACCCGTACCGATATCTGATGCGTCGAACGCATCGGCCGATGGTTCCTTGTTATCCGATGAACCAATTGCTGATGTATCGGCGGGAAACTCTTTTCCACCGCCAACCTTTTCACCATCCTGCCACGGTGTTTCTGATGTTGCTTCTTTCTTCATCTCGCCACCAGCCTTTGTTGCAACGGCCTGTTTCATCGGCTCTTTGGTATCACCGTCCTTGTCCGCATCAAGAAAGTCTGGCTTTGCACTTTCTTTGCCTTCATCTTCATCATCGGCCATTTCAGCTTCGACACGAAGACGCCGTGAAATCATATCACGAATCTGTGGGGTGATTGCTTCTTCTAAAACCAATTTTGCATTTGCTACGGCAGTTTCACGAACTGCTTCGGCATCCGCAATAGCTTGTTTTAAAAGCTTGTTAGTAATTTGCGTCATAAAATTAAACTCCTGAAAGGAATAAAACAGATATTTTATCTGTTATTGAATATTAAATTTCCCACTAATATTAACGATTAGTGTTTTCACTATACTATAAATATATGATTAATTTGTAAAACGTTAATTATCGTATTGTTTTTGTCGTGCAATTCGTTTTTCTTCACGCTTTTTACGACGAAATGCTTCTTGACGTTTGAATATTTTCTTTTTTGATGGCTTTAGATAATGTTCTCTATTACGAAGTTCCTGCAATAGTTCTGATTTCTTCACCATCTTGGTAAATACTTTTAATGATTTGCTGAGTTCGTCCTTACCGTCCTTTACAATAACTTCCATACTGCCTCCATTAACTGTTTTGTTTTGGAACTAATCGTCCATTTTGTGATGTGTGTGTTACTTTCTTATTCTTACCATACCGACCAAATCCTAAATAATCTAATCCCATTTGCTGTGCTTGTTTTGCAATTTCACTGTCGTCTTCTGCTGCTGGTTTTGATGCCGTTGGAGTAGACGGCGTGGGTGATGGAGTATCTGGTGCAGGATGTTCTTTTGCTTGATGTACTAGTATCTTTGCATCGGGAAACTCTGCTCTCAATGCTTTTACTGCTTGTACATTTTTTGGAGAATCATCAATAAAGGCAACTCTATCATATCCATCTTTCATATGCTTTCTAATATATGCCGCCTTCTTTTCTGGGTTTGCATCTCCCAGTGCTGCAATAGATACCCCAGACGTAATTCCGTACATCTTTAAAAATTGTGCGACGGGACGAGTATGACCTCGGGCAGTTAATACTGCAATTTTATCTGCTCGACCAATTGCTTGTTTTAATAATTTGACGAACCGTTGAATTGGTTTTGGATTAATTAATTTATCAAATTCTGAGAAATCAAATTTATCGCCTGGTTGCTCATCGTATACGGCAAATGCCGCAGGGTCCATTTCAATTCGTTTCCCGCTGCGGGTAAGAAAAATTTTGGAATCGGTTTGTGCCAATGTATCATCAAAATCACTGACAAATAATGTTTTACCCATAGATTAGTAGGTTAAAACTTTGTAAGATACGGCAACCATCTCATTTAATGAACTTTGTAATAATGTATTTTTATTTTGTTCATTTAACTTATTCATCACGGTTACCAACATTTGTGCCGTAAAGACATCGACGGTTTGCCCCTTTACTTGAGCGGGAATTTTTGTGGTTACAATTTCTCGTAACGTTTCTTCGGTATATGCAGGAGAGTGCAAAATTACATGCAATATTTCTTTGAGATTATCGTGTGACGTAGACGCATATTTTTTTGCATCGTCGGCCGATATGCTCTTTGCAATCTTTTTAATTTTTCCACTTACTTTGCCAGCAGGAATTTTACCTGTTTGGTAGGCATGAACAATTCCAAATAATCGTTGTTGAGATTTGCTGGTTGATGGCATATTACTTTACTTCACTCAAAAAGTCATGAATTAATTTATTGATATTATCATATGGTGCGGCAACTTGGTGCATCACATGTTCGGTAATAAACGCACCCATAGTAGAAGGATTGGAAACTATGTCGAAGCAAATTAGTGCAAAGTCTTCTTGCACTTCGACCGTACTTTCACTCATTTGTTTGACTGATCCCATACCACGGGAACTGACTCCGAGTTTTATATTATTTCGAATTAATTCCCGAACAATGTTTCCCGTTGGTGTCGTGAGAATTTCAATATTACCACGGACATCATCACCCTCGGTCCAGAGTTCAACGATGTTACAGCACACATTTTTTAAATTGACTATAGGACTTTCGGGATGGTCTAATTCACCCAGTGCTCGTCGTTGTGTCACGAAGTTTTGTTTATATACTGATGCTTCCCGCATTAAAATTTCTTTGGGGTAGACACGCCCATTTTGATTTTTTGCGTTTGCACGTTGTAATACGACATTACGAAGAATGAGTGGCTTATTGCCATCTAACGCTTCCGTTAAAAGTTCTTTATTATATTGAAGCTCTGTGTATTCACATAGTAATGCCATATTATTCTTCACTGTTTAAATGGTTTTTTACATCCCTCAATCCTTTTACATGAACTGGTTTCTTTCCAGAACGTGTACTATATCCATTATACATCCGCAGGATCCCACATTGTCACGGAATCGGTGTCTGGATCGTAATCAAATAGCTTTTCATATCCACCTTCATTGTCACTGTAGTATTTTGCGGCTTTTTGTGTAATGCCGGTGACTGCTTGAAAATCTCGCATTGGAATTGGTGCCCCATAATCGAACTGATTATCAATATCTATAGGAACCATACTTGAAACTTTACTAATAATTTTATCTGATGAGGTCTGACCACTATAGTCCGGCGCCAACGAATCTTTTGGTGCGTTCTTCTTTTGCTGGGCCGCTGGTGAATCCGATGGTCTATTTTTTTGTACTTTACCCATCTTCGGATCAAATGTTGCCGATGGCGCATACGACCTTGGCGAATACATGGTATTGGCATTTTTCCCACGACCAAAGTGCATACCCGTCGATTTAGTTGCTTGTGCTTTAGTAATTGGCACTAACTTACCCGTTTCACTTTTATGTGTGACTTTGCCATCTTTGCCGTACCGGCCAAATTGCATATAGTCTAAGCCTTGTGCTTTTGCCTGTTTTGCCGTCTCTGAGTCTTCGTCCATTGCGTCAATTTGTTCGTTGATAATTTCACGAATAATGTCCTTTAGTTGTGTCATTTTCATATTATTATCCTCTTATTGTCCAGTATATTCACAGAGAAGTCCCATGTTATTTATCCTTGTATTATTCAATAAAATCAATTATACCTTCTTCCAAATATTGAGCAACTTCTTTCTTCAAAGCAGCTTTGGCCGCAGTGTATGCAGGGTGAGTTGACCCAGCTTTATACGCTGTTGTGGCTAAAATTTCTTGACCAGTTTGTGGATTTTTTATTTTTGGAGAATTTACACCTTTTAATGCGGCTCTACCAGCTCTTAACTTCTGTGCATCGTTACCACCTTGGCCAGTAGTTTTCTGGCCCCCTCCCAATGACCGTGCAAAAGCATTCTTTTTAGTTTTATTCTTGTCTGGTCCAAATGCTTGCTTGACCATTCCTTTGTCTTTTTTGTCAGTACGACGAAGATTTTCTTCCAATTCTTCGTTAATCATTTCACGAATGATATCCTTCAGTTGTGATATTTTCATATTAATTTCTCATATCGCGCAGACGAGCTGCTAGTTCAGTAAGTTTACCTTCTAATTTGACCATTTGTGTCGTCGTGCGTTTCCATAAATTATCATTGGACAATCCCGATTCTTTCTTTAATCGACTATTCATTTTTAACGCACGTTCCACTAACTTTAATTGTTTATTTAATTCAGACATTGCTTGGCCAATTTTTTGATGGGGTTGACGAGTTGCATCATTACGATAAGAATAATAGTTCTCTTGAAGAGTTTTTACACCTTCTTGAATTGCCGCAAATCGTTCTTGGAGTTTATCACCTGGCTTGGTGTCTTCTGCACCACGTTTAGTTAACGAATATCCAATAGACTTTGCCATTTGTTTAATACGATTCGTATTGCCGTGCTTATCCCCGACAAATGCGTTTGGCGTTAAATATCCAGCCACATTGGCCGTGGTGCTTATTTCGTTTAATGCCTCACGGATGCATTTTCGAATAATTTCACGCAATCTTTCTTCAATAGTCATAGATTATCTCAGTGAATCAAGTTCGTGTGAAATCTGATATGCAATCAATAATGCCGTAATGTAATTATCCTTTACTTGATTCTTCTGTTGAATCTGTTGTAATTGATGTACTACTTCATTAATTTTAATTTTCGTTACATTATCCGTAATTTTGTTTACATTCTTTTTAATATGCCGAATTAAACTGATTGCTTCTGTAGACACATATGTACCAAATTTTTCTACGTTTGTTCCATTATTGATATATTCACGAAGTAAATTCTTTTGCTTATCACTGAAATTACTATATTTTTCATTGAAACTTTCTAATAAAAATTTATAAGAAAGATATCGAATTTCTTCGGGTTGGTCTTTTAACATTGCCGAATAATTGGATTCTTTAACAATCTGTTCTTCTTTGAGTTCACCCTTTAGATGTTCCACAATCACAAACCGTGCAGCAACCATTTCGTCAATTTGCATATATACCGATTCGTCAATGTTCGAAGCACTGGTTGTTTCAAATAATTTGTAAATAGATGCGTGAACTTTGTAGGAAGGAACTCGACCAGACATAAATTGTTTTAAATCACAATTTTGTTTAATCTCTCGGATCAATAAAAATTTCTGTGTATTTAGTAATTTTTCATTTAATGATGCCCGTCGTTGTAATACGACATCTAACATATTAAATGCTTTACCTTCTGAGAGTTTCGGTGCATTAAAAAAAGAACGATAGAGTTGTAATTCTTTTCCCAATTCTGATTTTGAGTGGAAGTGCTCACGCATCATTTTGACTGCAAAACTATCTGGTTTGCCGTCGAGAACATCTGCGGCAACTTTTCTAACTAATAGTTCAAAAAGAATGCCTGTGTTCTTAATTTTATTGTGCCGTATATTCATATGTTATCCGTATTAAGACGAGTAAACAACCACCATATATAAGTAAATATAATCAAAATATATTAATCCTCTACTTTATCGGTAGATGATAGAGTTTCTGAGATAATTTGTTTATATCGACTAGTATTTTTTAACTGCAATTTTCCAAGGAAACTTTTTGTTTCTAACGAAAGTGCAGAACGTTTGTACCGTTTAGTATTTTCTTTATGTCCCAATGGGTCACGGCCAAGAGGATGTGCATCGGTACCAAATTTCAATCCTTCTCTTGGCCGGCCGCCTTTATTTTTCATAAGTGCTTCTTCTAGTTCCTCGTCGGGTTCTTCTCCAAGTGAACTATCGTCTAAACTTTGTAAAATTTGATCTACGTCATCAATTTGTGCCTCTTGTTCATCTGCACTAGTATCTCCTTCTGGCGGGGCTTCTCCTTCTGGCGGTGCTCCTCCTTCTGGCGGCATTCCACCCATTGGCGGTTCTTGAGGTTGTGCCATTGCTTGTTGTTCTTGTTGACGTTTCACATCTTCGATAATCCTCTTTCGTTCTTCGACAATCTCATCGTCCGACAATTCAAGGATATGATTATATACCCAATCTTGTGATAAGAGAATCGTTTGTCCACCGGTCATTTGTTGTGCCAATCCAAACTTTTCTTTCCAGATATTAATCTTTTCTTGTTCGTATAAAGTGGAAGGATTTGTTAACGATAGTTCAAAGTTAACGAGTTTTTCATCCGTAAATCCTTGCACATATAAATGAATAATTGCAATCTTGGTGAGTTCCGATACCATGATACGTTGAATACGTTCAATGGTTCGTGCAAATCGCACGTCCTGTGCTGCCAAGGTTGCTTTACCGCTAATGTCTTCTTCGTATCCAATGAAAGCTTTGGGAACTTTAAATGCCGCAAGTAATTTTTTGCGAAGATATTCAATGTCTTCAATTGCGTTAAATTGTAGACCTTGCATGGTTTCAATTTCCGTTCCACTATCCTTACCACGCACTGGGAGATAAAAATCTTCGGTGATATTCATCATATTATATCGAAGATTATAATCCCCTGTTTTTGGATCAACTAATGGTGTTTTCTTCGACCGATCAATGATACGATTCATATACGTATCGACTTCGGCAGGTGGAATATTACCAATATCAATTTTGAACTTCCGTTTATCGGGCGAACTCATGATGCGATGAATTAACATTGCATCTTCCATTAATTGTAATTGTTTCCACGTTCTCCGACCACCTTCAATCATGGCTTTTCCGTAGGGGAGGAAATTTGTATCGGATAATAAACGAAAGTGAGCAATTTCGTAATTGTCAAAATCTTTCTTACCCAATTGTAAGAAATCGGTATCAATAGAGAATCGTACAGAGAACGGGTTACCAGGTTGTTCACCTTCTACACGAATAGTTTCATAAACAGATAACGGAACGGCGTTAACAATGCCGTATTCAGGATCAATGTCTAAATATAAAAATAAATCTCCATATTTTGTCATATTCCGAACCCACGGCCATAAATTAAATTCTACATTCAGAATGTCATAGAATAAGTTATGAAGGATTTCTTTAATCTGCGTGTCATCGGTTTTAATCGTGAGAATACGATCAAATTCGTCTTTCACGGTACTTTCGTCCGCATAAATGTCGAGCACCGAAGCAATGATAGGATCATTGTCCATCATGTCATAATCACGGAACAACTGTAATCGTGCTCCTTGAAATGATGCTGCTGCTTCATACCGACCATGTGATGATCCATATCCGCCAGTGGCAGAATTATATACACGATGATACCGATCAACACCTCGTCTGTTAATAAACGATTGTATTTGATCGGTGTCTGCAATACGAAGTTTTTTTCCACCAACGTTTCTTACAATCGTGTTCGTGGAAAAAAGTTTCTTTAGTCTACCAAAAATTCCATTGTTACTAATATCTGCCATATCTCCTCACTTAATAGTTACAGGCTTCGTCTAATGCTTTTAGTAGTGGTCTAAAATCCACATCCTTCTGGGATTCTGAAATCTTCACTGCTTCATTACGCATTTCATTGAGTTTTACATAGGTTGCTGCGATTAATAACTGCCACTCGTTCATATTAAACTTTGTATACGGCAACGAATTTAAATTTGTTGCCATCATGCTTACTTCTGCAAAGGTTTCCGTCAATGTTTTTGCGTGCGCCGCAGATATGCAACACGTTACCTTTTCTAATAATGCCGTCAATCGCATTAAATTAATTCTATTTTCTACATTTTCACGAAGTATTGATTTTAATGAAAGTGACATCTTACTTCTCCTTGTTAAGTTGCTTCCGAGTTTTTTTCACATCTGTTGGGTTTGGTGCGCCATTAATATATCCACCAGAAAGAGATAACCCAATTCCCCCCGTTGGAGCACCATCTTCCTTTACTGTTGATCTTTCCACATATTTTTTTAGTAAACTATAATACTTTGGATTTTCTCGGAGATGTACTGCGGCAATCATTGCAGTTTTTACTAAACTTCCATCCGTTACATCTTGATGTTCCAATTCAACATTCATGCCCATATGAAATTCACTGAAATTAAAATCGTATTCCATGTTTTTATATACCCGCATTGCGTCTTCCTTACCTATATAAGTATCACCACTCATGTAGGGAGTTTCTTTTTTTGGGGCTTCTTCCTTGAGTAAATCACGGAGTCTGATCATATTGTTACCAAGCTCTACAGCTCCAGTATCTTGCACTGGTTCTGTCTTTTGCTGTTGCACATTTGTGTCGTGCTCTAAAACTTTTTCTGCGACCTGGAATACTTTTCTTTATTCTCATGTTAGGATCGCCAAAATTAATTTTTACAACATTTCCTTTTTTATTTTTCACATACACAGAAGTTTTTTTAGGTCCATTTGGTGTTCTAAATGGTTTGCCAATTGACACTTTGCGACCTTGATATTCTGCTTCCTCAAGAACATTTTCGTGTGCTAACATGTATTCTCTAAGACACACCGAGCAATATTCGTCTACGGTGTCCATTTCTTCGACTTCGTTAATGGGAACACAATTAGGAACCATTTTACCGCCTTTATCTTTCATTCCTACTTGTTTATATCCTTCCCAACACGCCTCATTTAATCCAACAGACGGGTCAGTAAAACGACCCGTTAACGTTTTGTGTAAATTTACGTCTGGGTTAGGTATCGCATAATATCTATCAAAGTCGGGTTGTGGTGCGCTAAAGTTATCATCACCATATTCACACAATCCATTTGCGTCACCTTCATTACATTTTCTCCAGCGGCCGCCTTTACTTTTATAGTTTTTTGCAGCCCACCCGTTTGCATACGCAGATGGGTACACATCAAATTTAGATTTTGCAGCAGATTTTGATGCTGACCATTTACCTGGATCAGTTGGGCAATTTTTTTCTAAAAATAAAGTTAATCTTTCTTCTATATTCATATTTTCATTTTGTTTCTTTCCTTGGCAGTGTGCTTTTTGAGAGAAACCTTTTGGATTATTACAATCTATTGAATTTTTATATTTTTGACTCCACTCTTCATTTTGTGGTTTAGTAGAAACATTTATTGGTTTTTTACCCTGTCCGCTACTATCTTTTCCACCTCTGCCTGCTTTATTCTGTGCTGCTCTTTTTCGCCTAGTTGCACTTTCTTTTTCTTTTTTACTCATTCTGGCTGCCTTTGCCGCAGGAACACATTTTGCATAACCTTTCTTTTCCCCCGAAGTTCCGCAGGGCGGGTGTTTACCATTGACTTTTTTGCCAATGTTTACCCATTTTTCTTTGAACCACTTATCTAAATCTTCGTTCATATATCTATTTTAAAAATTTAAGTTTATAAATAGTTGAACTAATTAATCCAGAAATTTCATCCACGGTGTTATTGAGTTCACCGTCTTGTGGAAGCGTTTGACGAATCATATCTACAAATTTTTGCAATCCCATAAAATATTTTACGACGGAATCGTCTTCAAATATCTGCGTTGGAGAGGTATATCCCTTGATAATACCATATCTGCCTTGCGCCATTTCTGCATAGGAATCAATGAGGTCTATAATATCATCGTAATATTTATTTAATGCTTTGTGTGCGGCAAATGAAGGCGTTTGTAGATGAAAAATATGGGCCTGTGTTCTACTGCTCATCAAGGTTGATAAAAACTTGGCAATTTCTTCCATTTACTTCCTCTTAACGTTAACACCTTCATTTAAGTTGTCATCTGTTGACATGGTAGGCGCCGCAGGTGTACCTTCACCATTTCCAATAGTATTTGCTTTGTTTTTTTCATATTGCAAATAATTGTATGCCGCATTAATATAGTCTGATGCCTTTGTAATTTTACTTTGAATCCATGCTTCTAATTCTTCGTTATCACTCAACATATTATATAATTCGCCCGATTGCTTATTTAAACTCATCAATTGAGCCTTGGCCATATATCCTTCACCATCATCACTCGCATCGGCAGGTGAAGCTTCGCCGGTAACAACGTTGTCAGAAACTGCTTCTCTTTTTAGAGAACCTACTGGTTTTAGTGTTACCAATCCCATTAAACGTATCATAGTTATTCTCCGCCCTTTAAGGCTATGCTGGATGCCGATGCATAGAGGTATGATTCCCAATCTGCGCCGTGTTTTTTCTTGAATTTTGCTACTACCTTTTTATTATTTTTCATTTTATTACCGAGGACTTTCCGTTTTTCTATTTGCGAGTCGGTCATTTTTCGGCGAGGAGGAGATTTTCTATTGTATGGTTCTGGCACTGATTTTTCATCTACGGGTGCCATTTCAGCAAAGTATTTATATAATTCTTCTTCAATTAGTTCTTCCAACTGACTACGTTTCATAGAAAATCTCCGTAAGATACGTACATCTCAATATAAATATAAACAACTTTCATATTACATGAATATTATTTCAACAACCAACGAATATCCTCAGTTTCCATATTGCCAATTTGCATTTCATATGGACTGACAACCATATCATTGGGTAAATTTCCGCGTTTCATGAAAGGCGTACTGGAGTAATCGGTGTGATTAAGTGCCAACTTCGTTAGTTCAATTCCTTGTTGACGTAATCGCAATGCCGTATCACGAACCCATAATCCAATGCCCAATGCCATTACCAAATCGTCATTGTATCCACTTAATGCTTCAGCGCGGCCGTTCTTCCAAATGAATGTTTCTAATTCTGCCAAGGTTCTGGATGATCTAATCGTAATTGACGTTTCCCGCATATATTCTTCCAGCTTTGCAATAATTAATGGTCTGGTTCTTTGTGAAATTACGAATCCCGCCACTAAATTACGTTCACTTTTATACGATGCTTGATGTTCTACGTCAATATACTGCATATCCTTGGACATATAAAACAAATTTTTGTATCCACGGTCAATAATTTGTTGTACAGAACTCCATCCAATAGAACTATTGTCTGGAATAAGCAGTGCATCATTATATTCTGTTGCCAACGATACCATCAGATTACCAAACTCTTTAGTCGGAATCTTTCCTTTATATTCTGCTACTTGAACGGATCGTTCTGCGTCAATGATATGAATGGTAGAATAATCTTCACCATCTCCTCGTGCAACGTCGGCCGCAGCAATATAAGTTCTACTTGCGTCGGGATATTCCCACACCCATAAATTTCCATCAAATCCTTGTTTGGAAATAGGTTCTGTCACATAGGTTTTCTTATAAAACTCTAGTATTTGTGGGTTAACCACCGTATTGCCCGAGAAAATAAAGGATGCGTCATGTTCTTGCGACGATTGCATTTCACCCATCATTTCTGTTTGTCGATCTCGCCACGCTTGATCACGTTCTGGGTGAACTTTCCAATCTAAGAGAATGGGATTGAAACTATTTGATTTAGTTTCTGCTTGTTGCCACATCTTATGAAAGAAATTACCCACGCCGTTTGGCGTTGATAGTAACATGGCTTTACCACCCGTGGATAGTGTGGAAGATGCAGCTGTCCAAATAATATCTGCATCGTCGATGAACGCTGCTTCGTCCAGAATCAATAATGACAATGCTTCGGAACGGCCGGCATCTTTACTACTTGCTACCGCTTTAATTTGTGACCCGTTAGCAAATTGTAATGACAGTTTATTATCGGTTGTGCAATTACCCCGTAACCACACGGGTAAGTTTGCGTGCATGAATCGTACTTTCGTGACGAGATTCTTTGCCGTTTCTTGTTTGGTAGCAATAACAAGAATGTTTTTGTCGCGATGAAATAATAATAACCACAACGAATATCCTGCCACCAATGTGGAAATACCAATCTGTCTGCCCTTTAAGATGATATTATTATCATGTTCGTAAAAATCATGAAGGGCATCTTTTTGATACTTATATAACTCAAATAATACCTTTCCCCGAATTGGATGTTGAATATACGAGTATTTACTTAAAAAGTATTCTGCGCTCATTGCACATTTTTTGTATTCTTGTTTAATAAGATCTTTTAAATTTACTTGTGTCATAACCAATTACCGTTTGAGTTCTGCTCCAGCAACTATTCCCAATACAAATCCCGCAACTCCAACTACCGTTCTACTAGGCTTGGGGATAAATCCAAAGAGCTTATTTGGATTTGGTGCTGGCTTTGGAAGTGTGCGAAGTATGTACTGTAAACTATCTGCCCGAGTAGAAGATATTGCTACGGCACGTTGTAACAATACGGTTTGTGAATTTTTTTGTGTAATTATTGACTGCTGATCAATAATCACCGAATCCGCAAGTACTATTTGTCCTTTTAAATTTCCAATAATACTATCTTTGTACACGACTACTAACGAAGTATCTGTTGCTAAATTCGTTAATAAATTTGCGCGCGTTTCTAACTCTGTTAAATCTGTCTTTAATAGTTTTTGCTGAGTTGTTCGCTGAACAATGTTGCTGTTCAATTTCTTAACGATGTCATCTTTTTTTATACTTTCCTCTTGCAATTTTTCCACGACAGTTTTTAATGAATCTGCGTAATTTGATACTTTTTCACTATTGTTTTTAAATTCTGCATATTTTACATTAAACTGTTCTTGCTTACTGTTGCCGCCGGACTTACCAAGCATGAATGAAATAATAAATATGACACCGCCGATGATGGCAAGTCTACTCACCGAAGTTAATGTGCTGAATTCTTTACTAAAATTAATCAATGATGTCAATAATTTATTCATGTTATTCTCCAGTTTCTACTTCGGTGAGAAATTCATTTAATTCTATAATATCTTTCATAATATCCGTTTTTACTTTATCAATGTCTACGTGCCATTTTTCAATCATTAAAATTTTCGTTTCGTCTGCATGAATAACTTCTGGTGCGGTAACCGTGTCATGTAAACTTTGCAGTTCAGCAATACGATCTTTTAGTGCCGCAATATAATTTTCTTTAATTTTGCGCTCTTCGTATTCTTTCCATGTGCCCAATCGACGCATTTCGGTTTCTTCTTTGATCACACAATCCATACACTTGCCACGAAGTCCCCAGAATTTAATATCAAATCGGTGATTCATTGCTTTATCGCACTGTGGGCAGAACCACGGAGTTTTTGCTCCGTCCAGTTTTGTTACCGTTTGCTTAATGCCATTCTTCATGACCCATTTTTTGTCATTTAAATCTGTCCACGTATCACCATCTTTCCGAGTGGGTTCTAATCCTGGCCGCCACCCTACTACAATTTGTTCACCGTTCTTTTTTAATACTTCATTGATTTTTCTACGAGCATTGTTAATTGCTTCATGTTCTGCCATAACCGCCTCTTGAGTTAATCTGTTCTGTTTTTGGGAATGCCTGCGCGGTTAGATAACCCACGCATATGTTGACGGATGACGCCCATTGCAATTTTATGCGCAGGATGTAATCTGTCGTAATCCATTGCAGTATCAATTTTAATTTGATTACCTGTTTCTGGATTAGTAATTTTCATTTGTAATATTTTTTGAAAGAGTTCTTTTTTGTTGCCCTTATTTTTAGTCTTTGGTTTTTCTGCGGCAGTAGTAGGAACTGATCCCACCATTGGTGCTCCATATTGTATCACTTTTACTGGCATGGTATGTCTCATTGCTGCTAATGCCGATAATCGTGTATTTCCACCCATTAAATAATATCCATTCGAATGTTTGATGACAATTGGTTCTGGTAATTTGTCGTGTTGTTTTATTGCGGTTAATATACCCTTAACATCTTTCTTATTATTTGCAATCTGCTTTAAAATTTGTTTTGGATTTTTGCTGGATAAAATATCGGGTACATCACTGTTTAATAACTGCTCCAATTCTTCTTTTGTCAAAACTTCACTGGGTGCCGATAAAATTAATTTCTTTATTTCTTCCGCAGAATCTGCCAAATCGGGAAATGCTTCAATCGTGCGTTCGTTCTCAAAATATTCATCGACTTCATTTTCTAATTCGTCTTTAGTATAATCTCGTACATATACATAGACCTTCATTTTTTCAGACTCGGTATTTTCAGTTAGTACGGATTCATTTGTATTCATTGCAGCTTGTACCATTTTTTCTGCTGCCTTTCTCACAGGTTCATTCTTTGGATATTTTAACGCGGTTGCCACTAAGATATCCCGATTAGTTTTTGGATTGCGAACCTTCTTACCCAACACAGATTTTGCACGACCAATTGCTTTTGCATCGGGTTTTTTCTTTCCCCGTTTCTTTGTCACTGGTTCTTCCTGACTTGCATGCATATTCGTCAACTTCCGTGCTTCTTCTGCGTCAGTTGTTGTTTTAATAATTTTCTTAAATATTTTTGGATCAAACTTACCATATACTTTCGTAAAGATTTCTTGTTTGGCTCTATCGGTAATATTTGGGTCACCCATAATAGCACGTAATTGAGTTCCACTAATATTTTTTCCATCAATATCTAATTTCATTTCGGGCGCGACGATGAAATATCCTTTATCTTTATATCCTTTATGCTTTCCATCTGGTACATCGTCAAAGTTACGGAAATACTTTCCACCGCCCAACCGATCTGCGTCTTTTTGACTGACTGCAGTTACATATGAAGTTTCAGAAGGAAGTTTATCTAAGATTTCTACTGGTGCATATGGATTTTTAACTTGCACCACCATGTCGTCGGGAATATCAAACATGCGGGTCATAATGTCCTTCTTTTCCTTAAATTCAAATGGAGATTTAATAGGATCGGTCACATTACTGGACACAATATATACATTGTCCTTACCAAATTTTTCCACCAATCCTTGATAAATACTATAATGGCCCGCATGAAATGGTTGAAACCGACCCGTAAATATTGCCACCGTGCGCTTTGGTACTTCGGATACTTGCGGAATAATTGGTTTTTGTGCAACAGATTTCGTAGGTATTTCTTTTTCTGTTGACGATGGTTCTACTGGCGGTTCTTCTTCTTTTGGTGCCGGTGGCGCCATACCGAACTTAAATGTGCCGGTAATTTGATTGATGGGCGCAAACTGTCCCGTAAATTTATAAGGTTTCCCATTATAAATAAATACGACTCCTTCGGATGGGACTACATTATCTATACCCGTTGCTTCCAATCGTTCTAATTCACGCTGTAATTTAGCAATTGCATTTGGGTCATTACTGTCCTTAATTGCTTTGATTGCCGTTAATACATCATTCTTCAATTGTGTACTTGCTTCTGGGTTATTAACTGATAAGAAGTTGGTGACTCGACGCAACGAGTCCGTTCCTGCCTGCAGAAAAGTAATTTCAATAGGATTAATCATTTTCTTTTGTGCTGTAGCAAATGATTCCTTTTCATATTGTCTAAACCACTTCTTAGTATCTTCGTCTTCTATGTTTTTTACACCAAATTTCTTATCACCATCTGCCCATCGACGAACTAATCCATCAAATTCCGATTCAGATACGGTTAACCCCACCCGCTCCATTTCCTTTTGAACTTCTTGTTCCCACCACGCACGACGATACTCCGCTAATGTTGAATTTTCGTCCAATCCAAACTCTTGTGCAGCCCGATCCAATCGTTCATTGTATTGTTCTGCCTTTTGTTGATATTTTTCTGTTTCTGCATCACTAAACGCAATAGTTTTTGGTCCACTAATACCAAACGTCTTTTGTTTATCTGCCCCAACTGCGGTTACCGCGTCGGCAAATTCCTTACCATCGGTGTTAGATCGTCCAATTTCGTTGCCGTCTTCATCATATTCAATAGTACCGTGCATTACCAATACACTTTTTCCATACGGGATAACATTTTGAGTATCGGGAAGAATGACTTCTAAGCTCATGAACTTTGAACCATCCCCGAACATTTGCTGTCGTTGTTTCGGTGTCAATCGTTTTACCGCTGCCTGTAAATCTTCTGCGGCGCCCGTAAATGCTTTTTCAATATTGCCACGGCCGGAAAACATATTTCGAATACCTGCAACGTCCAGTGCATTTTTTCCTCGACCTTTTACCTGTCCTTTGTTGCGAGCAAATACAATCTGTCCGCCCCGTACTGAAAAGGCAATGTTTTGCCCGTCAAGTTTTTCAGTGACGGGCGCTTCTTGATCCAATCCACCCAACAAACCACGATCAATCATTTTCTTCATATCTTTGAAGGTGAGTTCTTCATCTTCAAACGGATGCGCAAGGTGTCCCGCCGCACCACCTTCCATTAACATATTCTCTGACAGATAGATACCATTGTCTATTTTTCCATAATCCCGCAGAAGAATGCCTGCAATAATATTAGCATTGTTCTCAATCCGTGACCCAGTTGCGCCATCAATAGTAGGATTGGTAATATATCCCAATTCATTTTGTTTTTGGTGTGCCATTTCATGTGCAACAGTGCGTAGAATATCGGCAAGCAATCTATCTTCAACAACCACAAAGATTTGATTGGAGATTACATCATATTTGCCCAAGCTTGTTAAGTTATCGGATGCAGGCATCAACGATACCACCGGTATTTGCTGTAAATTTAGTCGTTGTGCCGCATAACTAACAAATTGCTGCACATTCATTGCAATACTATCTGGTGTGTATTCTTCGTTTTTCTTATCTCTACCATGATCTTTCTCACGAAGTTTCCAATTACCATTCTGTGCTCCATTCGGATGATGCACATCGTGGTTTTTCATTTTACTCTTGCCATGCTTCTGTACCGCTTTACGGCGGTCATGATTGCGGGCAACCCGGTCATCTTGAGTCTTTTTAAGGTAGTCACGAACTTTTTCAGGATGACGACGATTGTATTTCCGCATTCGTTCTGTGCTTGACAGTGCTTCATTATTGATGAATTCATCATTATGTTTCGGTTCAAGTGAATGAGAATAAACCGTTCCTGCTTCATCTTTTTTTACACTGTTAATATAAGCACGGTACACCGCAGCTGCCGACACCTTACCAGCTACTCGTGCCCGCTGTTCCATAGCTATAGCTGCCTGAATCTTGTGTGCGTGAGTACGACCGCTCCGGCGTATCTTGGATACACTTGCCTCGGCATCGTCTACCGTTGCAAATTTTAAACCGTGTATAGTACCTTTGGGGTTTTCATCTGTGTAAAGATCACTATGTTTTTTACTGTTGGCTTGTTGTCCTGATTTTCTGGCCACTCTTTTATCTTCCTCTACTCCCGCATCACCGCCAGTATCACCACCAGTATCACCACCAGTATCACCACCAGTATTGCCGCTATCTGTTGGTGGTGTTGGTGGTGGCGCCGGTTCTTCTTTTGGTTGCTGACCAGTTTTCATTATATGTGGATACAGAGGATAGAAAAATCCATAGCGTTTAATTTTTTTCTTAACCTTCTTGCGTTTCTTTTTAGCTTCATCAACGGCATCGTCTACTTCGTAGTCCGTGACATCACGCTGCGCACCCGATTCGTCGTCGGCATACTTTAATAATAAGGGTTTTTTAAGGATGGGCAAATTACTATTATATGCACCCACCAACCCCGATAGCGGGTAATCTATACCTTCCCCTACCCCACCCTCCGATACCCCCGTAGAAGTCAAACTGAGGTCATCTAGACCTATGTCCGTTGACGGTGCATAGGTCACCAGCATAGGATAATGCCGGACTCCCTCATTAAATGCTATTTTACACTTATCACGAATAGTGGTTATACTATCCGTTGGTAATATGGTATATAATTCATCTAACTGTATAGATAGTATAAAGTTATTATAATTCTTGTGCAGTTCGGTTAATGCTTTTGCCGCTAAGAATTTCGTATCGGTGGAGACTTCGTGGTGTAAGGTATATCGAAGTGCCTCACAGTGTTGTGTATTATCTAGTGGTAAGATAAGTTTATTGTGTAAAAGTTCCACGGAATACTCCTAAGTTAATCTTATTGTTATAAATATCAGTTGTTATTAGATAACATCAATCATGGATTGCTATGCACCAACTATAATTCAATAACTCATCATCTTGCGCTAATGTATTCATGTTCCTAATAAACTCCAAGATAGTATATCTTCATTCCAAATATAAATTTTTCCATCGTCTGGGTGTAATATTGGTGGCTCCCATTGACAATTATCTGCGTTTAGTATCCACGAATTATATGGTTTGGGTGGTATAAACGCATCACGGGATGCATCATAGGTATACCCAATGCCGGCATAATTCTTTCTAAATGTTTTATTATACGATGTTTGTTTCCAATTCGTATGATTGAATATACTAGATAAAAATTGAACTCCAAGTTCTTCTAGCTCCACCCCATGTTCATTAATTAACTCGTTGTTATGAACCACCAATATCTCCAAAACAACATTATTATCGTCAATCTTTGCAAAATGTGCCATAGTTTTTTTAATTGAAAGTAATTGTTCCGGTTCCAGTAAATGTGTATGTACGATATCCACCTGATACAACATATGTTGGTGACCCCGTAACTGTTGCGGCCGGATAGCTGTCTAGGAACTGTATAACGACAATTCCACTACCTCCTGAAGCGCCACTTCCTCCTGATTTACCTCCGCCTCCCCCTCCGCCTCTATTCACTGTACCGGCGCTTGGTGAAAGTCCATTATAACCGTCTGCCCCAGTACCTCCGCCGCCTGAGCCGCCGGCGCCAGGTCCAGATGATCCGCCATCATAGCAAGCAAAGTATGTGTCATCGTCGCCCGATGCGCCGCCGCCGCCGCCGGCATATGTGACTCCGAACGCGGTTGTACCTGATCCGCCATTTGGTTTTTGATTATTAACTGTACGAGTTCCAACGCCATTCAATCCTGCACTACTTGCGCCGCCGCCGCCGCCTGTATTTCTAATTTCTAATCCGGCTGGCACGACCGTCGTGCACCAAGTTGCTCTGGTAAAGGTGGCGCTGCCGCCAATATTTCCCTGTCCTGCGGTGTTTGATCCCCCACTAAAAGAAAGTCCACCATAGCACATAGCACATCCTCCTCCAGACCCACCGGATGATCCATTGGCAGGACTTGAATGGGTACCTCCTGCACCACCTCCAGTTGCAGTGAATCCAATTGCACTAGAATTTGTTCCGTTTGTTTGAGAGCCACCACCTGGGCCCACGGAAACTGCGTAACTGAAGCCAATGGATGGAGATGTTGTTCCTTGTAATAACCCACCGGCTCCACCCCCGCCGCCACGGTTATTTCCACCACCGCCGCCACCGGCTACTACTAAATAAGTTATAGCAAATGCTGGTGCCGTGGGTGTTGGCGTTGGCGTTGCCGTGGGCGTTGGTGTTGGCGTAACCGTGGGTGTTGGTGTTAACGTTGGAGTTAACGTTGGGGTTACAGTTGGTGTTGGCGTTGGCGTCGGTGTTGCGGCCGCCACGTTTCCTCTATATCCTCGTGCTGATCCAGCACTAAATGTTCCTAATACCGGCGTCATATTATGTGTACTTGGTAATTGATCCCAGCAATATATATGACGCCGACGCCGACGTTTTTATGATGGTGAACGTATGTGCATCAAGACTGTTGATGTTTGCCGAACCAGATGTTCCTCCCTGCCACCGTGGCGTAATTGCCGCACCATCAATTCGATATGCCGATGCAGAATATGCAGTTGCTGCATTTAATACTAACACGGTTGCCGTTAAACTTTGCCCCGAATACATCGTGCTATTTAGTGTTGTGTTTGCGTTACCACGGAAATTTAATGTCCAATTTGTGGTTGAACTTGCACTATGGAACAATATTGCTTGATCTAGCACATTATAATTTAATGTGGTTGGTGGTGCCGAGGCAGTTACTGCCACTCTTTCAATTATTGATTGTACCATTACGGTACCCGACACGTGCAAGGATGCACTTGGAACCGTTGTTCCAATACCGATATTACTACCGCTTTGATATAATATACTAGATGATAATGCCGTTGAACTTGTCCACAAAGGAATATAATTTGTAACTCCACCCGTTATACTATTCGATGCACTAATAGATGATCCAACGAAATATGTGGGCACTGAAAGTGTAGCTAATCCAATGGAGTTGTTATTAACATCTAAATATTGTGCCTTAAAAGTTAATATTTTATTGACATAATTGATATTAGGTATAAGTACATCAATTTCATCTGGACTGAAGAACGGTTCTTGTGCAGGTTTTACTGATACGTTTGCAATGTTCCAAAATCCACCATATGCCACAAATCGCAATCCAAAATTACCAGTATTAATAATTTTGGGTATGAAGTTGAACTCCGTGCTTTCAAAATTTTGTCGTTGAAAGGTAGATGTTGGTGATAACGTGCCCAGCAATTGTCCACGGGAATCCGTATTTAGTATTTTCCCTCCAACGCCTGGTTCTTTTACTAAATATACTTCTAATGAATAATCATTTTGATTTAGTGTAATTGATGCCGATGTACGACTTACAATTGCATCAAATGCAAGTGTATATTCTCCTCGGGGGAATAGTTGTATTGCATTAGTAGTTTTTGTTCCAATAAAGTATGAAACATTGTTAATGTAACTACTACTAACAATTTGTGGAGTTGCAGTTATTGCATCTAATAACACATTAGACGAGTACACGATGGGAAGATATGAAGATGACAGCGACGAAGAGATGTAATATAAAGGTAAAATTGGTTCATAGTCATTTTTTTGTAATGACATGGTTTCGCTATACCAATAATCAGCAATTGTTACATCACCAAAGTTGCCAGTGTTTACAATTTTACTACCGCTGTCTACCGCCACCAATTCAGTAACGGTGGTATTTATATCTCCCAGTGATACAAACTCACCGGGTTCAGTGGTGGGTTTATAAGACAATCTAATTTTGTTAATTTCACCAGATATTGTTTTTAGATCTACTAGTCGGAGTTTTGCAAATGACACACTTGATCCTAAATTAGCAGTGGTTAATTTACCATATTGAATATTGATACTACTACTCACTAAAACTGACCCCAGTGGTTGAATTTCGGTAGTATATATTCCGCTACTACTTATCACACCACCCAATATTAGTGTTCCGTTATTAGTATAAATTAATGTTCCGTTGGATTCTGCAAGGTCTTTGTTATAAATTTTAGTGATTGGTATACTAACACTCGCCGTTTCGGAGACGGTGGCACTACTAAACGTAATTGTTCCTGTGATGAAGCCGTTCAAATAATCAGCCTCATATTGCCCAGCTCCACGAATCTTTGCTAAATATCCATTTGGAAATACATTATAATATTTTGGCGTAAGTTCAATACTTGCCGTCGCCGCAAGTTGCTCTGTAAACAATGATGAGCTGGGTGAAAAGTAGAATTTTTCCTCTACCACCACTGACGGGGGAGTTTGAAATCGAATGGGTGTTTTATTTTCTATCAGTGGAGAAATTGCTACGTCTGCCGTCCACCGAACATTATATTTACCGCGCCAGATATCAGGAATCGGCGTTCCATCTAAGTACGTATCAACACTCCCCAACAATACAATTTTTCCAGGTCCAATAGGTGTATCATTATATACTTCAATTTGTACAAGTCGTGAGTTGCCTTCTATGAAAAATGCAACCGGGGCGCTATATACAGTATTTCCATCTTTGTTTAATATTTCGGCGAGTATTTTTGAATTTGGACGTAACGCCACATTTCCTGCCAGTAGAAACGCATTACGGCCGCCATAAAAATTACCATCAAATTGTGTGACTTTGAAGTAATCTGATCTGGCGGCCTTATCTTCTATAAGAACATCATATTTATAAAGATTTAACGGTTGTATAGATTTTCTGGTACGTGCCATTCACTTCTCAGTTATATCCGTGGGTATGTATAAATAGTTTACTCCCCGTTTAAATTGAGATTTGCGAATACCCATCCTCTCGTTTAATTTCAATTAGAGTATCCACCATATCACGGGCAGTTTCCAAGTGACTTACTATTAATATAAAATCAAAGTGTGTTTTGAGTAAATTGAATAGCGTTTGCATAGAATGCATATGTTCCGCATCCAATACACCAAAGCCTTCATCAATAATCATAAAGTTTGACTTCGGAAGATTGCTCGCATTCATGAGTGCAATGCGAATGGCAAGACTACTCACAAATCGTTCCATGCCAGAAGAATTTTCCAATGGCCAAATACGGTCATAGTCATAAATTAATTTACCATTAATATTCTTGCCGTCTACTTCCAATGCCACGGTAAAGTCTACAATCTGTGAGAGGATTGAATTAATCTCAGATTCAATATTAGGAATTGCCTTACTCATAAGTTCGTAGGGAATACCGTCACGGCCCACCGCCGTCATATATTGATTGTATGCTTCGTAAGTAATTTCCAGTTCCTCTGCTTCTTTTAACTTATTGACCAATTCTTGCTTCTTTGATTCTAATACACTAATATTACCATGCAGAGTACGAAGATTCTGTTCTACCGATTGCATCATTTTTTTGTTCGTAGTAATCTTTTCTTGAATCTGTGCAATGTCTGTATCAATAGTTTGATTGTGTAGGATGTTTTCTTCATTGGTTTTATAAACAACAATCTCATTTTCAATATTAGGAATAGAAATTTCTATCTTTTCAAGAACTACCTTGCAGTTTGCCAGCACAGTTTTTGACTTTTCGACGGTAAACCCACATACTTCAATTTCTTTTTGTGCAACAAGTGCTTCTTCATATAGTTCTTTATCCGCTTCTAACGGTTTCATCTTATCAATAATCTGAGTGATGGAATCTTCTTGGATAAGTCGTTTTGCATTTAACTCATCTAATTCATTATTTACCGCACCCAAATCTTCAATAACCGATGCATTGTTGGTGACACATACATCACAATTTAAATTATACTTGTAACTGGACAGTTTATTCTTGAACTTTGTCTTTTCATCAATCTTGGTATTAACAACACGAAGCGCACTATTACCCGTTACCAAAATATCATTTAACTTATTCCAGTTTGCAACGGATTCCTTAAGAGCAACCATATTATATTGCTCAAAGTCACCTAGCGCATCAGTTAAATCTGCGTTACTATTAGTCAATGCATATTCTGCAATGGCTACATCTTCTTGCGCTATCTTACGATTGGTGGTTGCCTTAGTTAATGCAGCAGTTAAATCAACAAGATTACCAGACGTTGGTGGAACGGGACGTTTTAATTCTTGTGTAGAAATTAATACATCATCAAGTAATTCACGACTTTCTTTGAGTTCCATATGTTCTACTTCAACGTGCGACACTTCTTGTTGTGCCGTAGTCAGTTGATTATGTGTAGACGCAATATTATCGGTGACTTCTGATTTTTTAAATCGTTTAAGAACCCCCGTAATTTCCTTTGCTTCATCGTGGGCAGCATCAAATAATTTATCGAAGATATTCAATCCCATAAACTGAATAAGCAAATCTTTCCGTTCCGAATGTGACTTATCAATGAACAAAGCATTACTGGTTTGTCCACTCAATGCCGTCATTACAAAGTCTTCATATGATCCCACATAATTACGAATATTAGCATTCGTATCTCGACGGTCTTCGCCATTTAAAGAAACATTACCAGTAGAAGTAACCTTCCAGAATTGCGCATCAACCTTGACATCTCCGTTTTTCTTACGAGTACCATTTCGCTTGATACCATACACTTCGTTATTGATTTCAAAGGTGAGTTCGCATTCAAACGTATCCTTGCGATTATTAATAATATGATCGCCCTTGAATGCCCGTGGAGTCTTGTCGTATAGACAAAACATCAACGAATCCATGATGGAACTTTTACCACTGGCGTTTGCGGCAAATATTCCATACAATCCCTTCATATCGGTAAAATTAATTTCATTATCTTCTCCATATGAAAACATATTGGAAAAGGTAAATTTCAGCGGACGCCAGTGAATATTTCTTGACTGATCATCGTGGTGAATTTTACTATTGAGGTCTTTATTAATGCGATGGACAGCAGTTAACACATCCACATCTAATGACGTATTATTTCGTGTCAACCAATCGGTGATTAACGTATTCTGCAATGACACATCGGTGAGATCCATTGCGTCATGGGCAACCGTGGTAGACCGATTAATCGTTTTGTTAAACCGACTTTTATTGACACTGAGTTCAATGATGTTGTGATTGGTGCGGAGCGTGGTAATAATCTTTTTTACTTGTGTGTTATCAAGGTCACCCGTAAACAATCGCATGCGAACGTTTTTCGGCATATGTGACGGATAGGTAATATTTCCGTTTGACGCCTCTAAAGTTACATATCCATAATCATTATTAAGTGGAACAAACTCAAATGACCTATTGGGAACATTCCATAAACACCATCCATGATTCTCAAGACTTTCGCCATGATTCTGTTGGATTAGGCTCGATGCATATACGATAATAGGATTACTCTCTTGGAGTACTTGGTGTTTATGAATATCTCCTAAAAGTACAGCGTCGAATCCATTAAATGTATCCACATGCACGTGTCGATTTGTAATCGTAAATCCCGCATCGGTCGTTGAACCGTGTACAGGTCCGTGGTACAGTGCAATTTTATTTGGTGCATCACATTCTTGCGCACGAGGCCATTCTGTTGCCTCGTCAAAAATAGACATGATTGCAAAATTAGTATCAGCAACGGTGACGATTGCCGAATATTTAATGTAATGTAAGTCTGGGTGTTGTAGACTGTTGACGATTGGGGTTAGACTATCTAATCTATTGGTGTTTGCGAGATTGCAATCGTGGTTACCCGCAATTAAAATCGTAGGGGCAATGTTGGCAATGTTAGATAAGAATCGTGAAGTAACTTCCACCATTTCTGGTGACATATCGGTCTTTGCATGGACAATATCTCCGGCCAATACAATGATGAAATCTCTGAGATTCTTTTTGCGAATATCTGCGTACAGTGTTTCAAATGCCGCTTCATATTCTTCATGACGGCGGAATAATCTTATATGCGTATCCGCAATGTGAACTATTGATTTTAGTGTATCAAAATGTACTGGTATAATCATATATTTAATAACCGTTGTTCAATGTATTCTTTAAAATTTGTACTACGAGATTTGCTGATTTCTTCCCACGCAGTTTCGAACCCCATGTCAGCTGCATCTTTACCTTTCGTTAAGACGATGCTGACATTCATTTCATATTGTTTAAGATGTTGTTCCAATTTCATAGCGTCAGATTGTGCATCTTCGTCCAAGAAAATAATTACATCTTTTACTTTGTTTTGTAATAATGCCTTTTCCAAATTCTTCGGGATCGTTTTGCCAAGTAACGGTATAGCATTTCTCCTAAGAGATATAGCATCAAACATGCCCTCACATAAAATTATTTGATCCTCCCAATTTGTCATATTTTCAAAACACACAATATTCTTTGTTACAGGAGGATTCTTATATTTCATCCCACCCTCGTAAAAAGACCGTGCAGTAAAATAATTTAATTGGTTGGTGTGATCGTAAGACGGGACAATGATACGACCGGCATATGCACCAGTTTCACAGTATCT